TGGTGATATTGTTACTATCACAGGCACTAGCGACAATTATGTGGTCAACACCGCACTAACTGGTGGTGATATCGTAATTGGTAGCCCCGGTTTACAGGCAGCAGAAGACGATAATGATGGTGTAACAGTAGGAAATGCTCATACACCTAATGTGCTTTTCCATCAGTCAGCAGTAGAACTGGCAATTCGCGCTCCTGCTACTCCTGATGGGGATGCCGCAACTGACAGCATGATGGTTCAAGACCCACATTCTGGATTGGTATTTGAAATCAGGGTGTACAAGGGTTATCGCAAGCAGATGGTAGAAGTGGCATCCGCTTGGGGAACTAAAGCATGGAAGCCTGACAATATCGCAATTATCATGGGTTAATCTAAGATCAGCCTCCTTCAGCAATTGCTGTTGGGGGCATCTTATTTGGGGTGTAGTCATGGGAATCAAGAAGGTAGTAAAGAAAAAAGCAGTAAAGAAAAGCAAGTTAGTCAAGATGAAAAGGGGAGAGCAGAGCGCAGACGTTCATCCCGAAGAAGTTGATAATTATAAGAAAGCAGGATGGACTAAGTAGTGGCTTTAGATGCGACTATTGGTGGCACATCTTCTGACAGTTATATAACTGTAGCGGATGCAGACACCTATCATGGTAACAATCTTAATGTCACGGATTGGACGGGAGCCTCTACTGCAGACAAAGAAAAGGCTCTTAAAATGTCTACCCGGCTTATGGATGAGCGGATAGATTGGATCGGGGAAAAGAACACTGATACTCAAGCGTTAAGATACCCAAGGGCAGGGGTGACTACTCCTGACGGGTATTCAGTTGAGACAACAGAGCTACCTACACCTATTACCAATGCTTGTGCAGAATTTGCCAAATATTTAATTGCTTCAGACAGAACTGGTGACGCAAGCGGAAAAGGGATTACAAGCGTTGGGGTTGGGTCTGTTAGTTTGACATTTGATAAGACTGACACCGCAGATGTATTGCCCAGTATTGTTAGTGAAATGCTTAGAGGCTGGGGGGTTATCCATGAACGTGCCAAATTCGGCGTTGCTACTGTATTGAGAACATAATGGGTTTGCGCTCAAGTATTGCTTCCGCAGTAGATTCAGCGTTTGTTGCTGTTGGTGATATCGCAGAAACCATTACCTTCAGGAAGAGAACAACGGGTAGTTATACTACGTCAAGTGGTGTTGTTACCCATACGGACTCTGACACATCAATAAAGGCGATAGTGACACCTCGTAGCTTTCAGCAGCAACCCCAAGCCTCATCTGTCGATAAAAACTTTATAACGACAGAGCATGGTGGTGCTTTAGAGTTCACAATCAAGGCATCAGATATTACTGGGACACCCGATACAAACGATCAAATAGTAAGAGATGGGGAAGTATATAGCGTTAATCAGATTTCGTTTGATCCGGCAGGGGCTACATATCAAATAATTGGCGAGAGAATGGGATGACTTTTGCACTAGACATAGAAAAGTTCTCTAAAGATGCAGGCTTAGAGATTAATCTTGTTGTCAGAAAAATCTCTCTGGATGCTTACACAAGAGTTACAAAGAAAACTCCTGTGCTCACCGGAAGAGCAATGGCTAATTGGAATCTATCGGTGGGAAATATTGATGACACTACTACGCAGTCTGTGATTCCACAAACCCCAATGCTCCCAAAAAATACTGGGTTGACTAAGGCGATTTACATAACGAATAGTTTGCCATACATAAATAGGTTGGAGCATGGTTGGAGCAAGAAAGCTCCCAACGGCATGGTTGGTGTGACGATGAATGAAATAGAATTAGGAATGAGTAAGTATGTCATGGGTAAGTGAAAGAGCAAGTATCGAGGGGAGGCTTAATACAAATTGGTCTACTACGAATATTGCGTATGACAATGTGGATTTTGACCCACCGAATAATACCGCATGGGTGCGGTTGACGATCTTAAATGGCGAGACTTTATATAGAACGATTGAGGCAAAAAAAAGGCATACAGGGGTAATAGTTATTCAAGTGTTCTGCCCAAAGAATCAAGGTAGCAATACCGGGAAAGGTTATGCAGATACTCTTGCCGGGATATTTGAAGATAGCTCTTTTGATGACGTTGTTTGCAGAACCGCAAGTATTGAAAACCTTGGATACCATCAGGACTGGCATCAACTAAATGTAACTATACCGTACTGGAGAGATGAAACATGAAGAGTATTGTTCTTTATCCCCCAAAAGGGGGCGAACCAATTAAGGCTCATCCCGGCAAAGTGGATGAACTGAAGAGCTTTGGGTGGACTACCGAGCCAAAGTGTAAAACTAAGCCTGTTAAGGCGAAACTAACCAAGAAAGAGGTAAATGAAAATGGGTAATCATACGGGAACAGATGGAGTGGTAAAGGTTGGGTCGGATACTGTTGCAGAGGTAAGAGAATTCAGCCTTGATGAAACCGCAGACACTATTGAAGATACAACTATGGGCGACTCCGCAAGAACCAAAAAAGCTGGATTGCTTAGTTCATCAGGATCAATGAGTTGCTATTGGGATGAAGCGGATACTGCACAAGTGGCGATGACTCCCGGTTCTGTGGTTACTTTGAATCTTTACCCAGAGGGTGCTGGTGCTGGCGATACTTATGCATCAGGAAGTGCAATTATTGTAAGCAAGGGAACAAGTGCTAATTTTGATGGCATGGTGGAAGCATCATTCTCATTTGAGATAAATGGCGCGATCTCTTGGGCAACGGTTTGATATATTTGCGTGGGCTAGGGTTTAACCCGAAAAGGAGTAATCCGAAGCTCCCTGCCTACGTTCTCTCTTTCGGCATTGTTAGATCGGAGTGATAATGACTATTTTAGATATTGCAATTGAGCATTTTGAAAGTAAAGCTATTATTGAAATAGAAGTTCCAGAATGGATAGATGACGAAACAAAGAAGCCAGTAGTTTTGTTCTCAACACCATTCACTCTAGCGGAAAAGAAGAAGATTTATAAGTTTGCAAAAGAAGACGATCTTGAATTTGTAGTAAGGGTTGTCATTATGAAGGCGATGGATAAGCAAGGCGATAGAGTCTTTGACTTGTCTGATAAACAAAAGTTTATGCACAGAGTATCTCCAGATGTAGTCACAAGGATTGCTCAAGCGATGTCAGAGTCAGAAACCGTTGAGGAGCAGGTGGGAAACTAAAATCCGATCCGCATGAGTTCAATCAGTATGCTCTTGCGGATCGGTTGCACAAGACAGTAGAAGAGATCGAAAAAATATCTGTAACTGAGTTTCATGGGTGGATTGCATATCTCAAAATAGAGAGAGAGAACGCTAAAAGAGAGAACGCTAAAAATGTCCGTAAATAGTATTGCAACACTAGGAATCAAGGTTGACCCGAAAGGGGCGATTGCTGGTGCAAGTAAAGCAAAAAACGCAATCCTTGGAATCAGGAATTCAGCAAAAAAAGCAAAAGATGCAATTTTTTCTGCACAAGGCGCGATGCTTGCGTTTGGCGCGATTGGTATTGTAAAGGGCATTATTTCCACCGCCTCTTCTGTAGAAAATCTCAAAATTCAGCTTGGGTTTTTGTTCAAATCGACTGAAGATGCAACAGAAGCCTTTAAGGTTATGAACAAGTTTGCGAAGAAAGTACCCTTTTCTCTTGCAGATATTCAAAGCGCAGTTGGCAACTTAGCCACCGTTACCCCAGACATTGAAGACCTCAATGAAATCTTAGAGATCACAGGTGATATAGCGGCAGCGTCCGGTTTAGAATTTGACGAGGTTGCAAGACAGTTACAACGTTCATTTTCTTCTGGCATTGCTGCGGCAGAAATATTCAAGGAAAAAGGCGTTGCTGCAATGCTTGGGTTTGAGCAGGGCGTTGCTTCTACGGGAGCCGAGACAAAAAACAAGATCATTGGGATGTGGAGGGATAGCACTGCTTATGCAAAAGGGGCAACAGACGCATTACAGGGGACGTTCACCTCAAGTGTGAGCATGATGGAGGATGCTTGGTTTAATTTACAGCTTGCTATAGCAGATGTAGGTATCCTTAAAGAAGCAACGGAAGTCGTCGAAGGAATTACAGCAACTCTGCGCGACCCCAAGACGATTGCGGGTGCTAAAGAGTTTGCTACCGCCCTGCTTAGTGTGTTCGAATTTATTGTGCAAAATGCTGACATACTGATCTCGGTTGGTAAGATTTGGTTGGCCTCCAAGTTGTTTTCCATATTTGGCGCGAAGGCTGCAGCGGCTGCTGGCGCAACGATGGGATTGTATGAAGCGCACAAGCTCTTGGCAGGAGCGCAGAAGGAGGCAATGCAAGCGGGGGGTGGTGGTTGGGCAGAACTGCCTACGGGGGCTTATGAGAAGTTTACAAAAATCCTCCTAG